GTGTTCTGTCCAGATTTTTAAAGGTTATTATTTCCACGCGAGAGGGGGGGAGGGGGTTAGACTATGAACTTAGAAAATTTGAAGGCCCAGCTGATGAGTCGGATTGATACAAACGATTTATTGGAAGTAAAAAAGGTTGAACGTTATATTGAGCTGCTTAAACTCGACAAGCAATGTAATGAAGTACTTGAAAGAGACGGATCCACTATCATCATAGAAAACGGTAAACAACGTTTCATTAAGAGTCATCCGGCAATGACAGATAAAACGAAAATAAATACTCAATTAATTGCTTTAGAGAAGTCGTTTAACTTTGTAGATGAAGGACTGCCCCCTGCTGCATCAACTGTGGAAGGCAAAAGCAAAGAAGAGTATTCGGAAGATGATTTAATTTGATTAGCAATAAGTATGTGGACGAATACATTCAACTTTATGAATCTGGACAAATCAAACTGAATAATGAAAGGATCATGTTGATTGAATATTTGCGAGAGCATGTATTAAGTCGAGATGATTTATTTTTTGATGACGATATGATTGAAAAATGTATCCGATTCGGTGAGAAGTGGTATTTCCCTTTACAACCGTTTCAGAAGTTTTTAATCGCATTCGTCTTTTTATTTTTCAAAAAGAATGGCCGTGTGTTTTATCGAAAGCATTTATGGATGCTTGGGCGTGGTGGTGGTAAGAATGGTTTGATTTCTGTTGTCACCCACTTCTTAATTGGACCACATCATGGTATCAGAGAATACAACGTTTCGATTGTTGCCAACAGTGAAGAACAAGCTAAGACTTCATTTGATGAAACCTACAATGTTATTGGTCGAAACAGTATATTAAAATCAATGTTTTATCGAACAAAAGAAAAGATCACAAGTAATAAAACGGATTCGATTTTAAAATTCCGTACTTCTAACGGTGAAACAAAAGATGGTTTGCGAGATGGTGCTGTAGTATTCGATGAGATACATCAATTTGAGAGTAATAAAGATGTTCGAGTCCATATATCAGGGCTTGGTAAAAAGAAAAATCCACGTGAGTTTTACATCGGTACTGATGGTTATGTTCGAGATGGCTTCTTAGATAAACAAAAAGAAAAAGCAATAAAGGTTTTGAGTGGTGAAGCTCGGCCAAATGCATTGTTTCCTTTCATCTGCAAGTTAGATGACGAAAAGGAAGTTGATGATATTGATAGCTGGGAAAAAGCCAATCCAATGCTTTGTCATCCACGCAGTGAATATGCTCAAGGATTATTCGATACGATTTTCGAAGAGTACGAGGATTTAGAAGACGATCCAACAAACCGCGAAGAGTTTATGACAAAGCGTATGAACTGCCCTGTGACTGATTTAGAGCGTTCTGTAGCTAAGTGGGAGGAAATACTAGCAACTAATCGGGAAATGCCTGATTTGGGTGGTAGAGAGGCAATAGGAGCGATTGACTTTGCAAGTATACGAGACTTTGCTGCTTGTGGTCTGTTATTCCGTGAAAATGGCGATTACGTTTGGAAAACTCATTCTTTTGCCCGTAAAGAATTTGTTGATAAATATTACAGCTACAGTAAAAAACAAGATGCTGAAATGGCTGGTAAACGTAAATTTGCACCTATTCGAGAATGGGAAGAACAAGGACTTTTATCAGTTGTGGAGGGTGAAACAATTGATCCAAATTTAGTTGTCTCCTGGTTTGTTGAAATGCGAAATTATTACGACATCAAAAAAGTGATAGGTGATAATTTCCGAATGGAAGTCCTAAAGCCTTTATTTGAATCGGAGGGATTTGAAGTAGAGGTTATTCGTAATCCACGGGCCATCCACAGTTTATTAGCTCCGCGAATTGAGCTTGCTTTTGCCAATCGTCAAATTATATTCGGGGACAATCCTCTAATGCGTTGGTATACAAACAATGTGCTAGTTGTTATTAAAAAAGATGGCAACAAAGAGTATCAGAAGAAGGAGCCTATAAGAAGAAAAACTGACGGCTTCCAAGCATTTGTACACGCCATATATCGAGCTGATGAAGTGGCCGAAACGGATGTAGGTAGCTCATTGGATGCACTTAACGCATTGAATTTCTAGAGAGGGGGTGAAAATGTGAGTTGGCTAGGAGATATTTTTCAGCGTAATAAAGACATATCATCCTCTTATTCGGTGGAAGGTGAAATCTTTGGTGATGAAGTAGAGCAGCGTGCATATTTGAAACGATTGGCGTTAGAAATTTGCATTAACTTTATTGCTCGTTCTGTAGCGCAAACAGAATTCAGAATCATGGATAACAAAAAGCGAGTCCGCGATGATTGGGATTACTTATTAAATGTAAGACCGAATACCGATTCTAGTGCATCTGATTTTTGGCAAGATGCGACATATAAACTAATTCATAATCGTGAAGTTTTAATCGTTTTAAGTGATTCGAATGATTTACTAATCGCAGATAGTTTTGTGCGTGAACAACGTGCAGTATATCCTGACACTTTCAAAAATGTGACAGTGAAGGAATTTACATTTGTTCGAACATTTAGTATGGATGAAGTCATTTATTTAACATACAACAATGCAAAGTTATCACGTTTTATGGATGGTATGTTTGAAGATTTCACAGAGTTGTTTAGTCGTATGGTTGAAACAAGCATGTTCGCTAATCAAATTCGTGCGACAGCTGGTATGGATTCAACTCAAAAGTTAGATGATGAGAATTTAGGGAAATTACAACGATTCATTGATAAGATGTTCAATGCATTCCGAAAGAACGCATTTGCTATCGTGCCCAAGTTAAAAGGATTTGACTATGAAGAAATCGTTAATGGTGGCAATGGCGGCCGTTCTGTAGAAGATATGATGAAGGTGCTTGATAAGGCTATTGATTATGTAGCCGAATTATTGGGTATTCCACCGGCGATTGTACATGGATCGTTATCAGATTATGAAACTGCTTTAAAAGCATATATCAAATTTACGTACAATCCATTGCTCAAGAAATTTAGTGATGAATTAAATGCGAAACTACTAGATAAAAAAGAGTATCAATCAGGTAAACGAATTGAGGTTTTTGGTATTCAAGTGAAGTCAGTAACAGAAAATGCAGAGGCAGTTGATAAGCTCGTTGCAAGTGGAGCTTATAATCGTAACGAAGTCCGCGAAAAATTTGGTGATGAACGCGTTGATGATCCAGAGCTAGATAAATATGTTATCACCAAAAACTATCAAACTGTGGAGGGAGGTGAGAAGAATGAAAATAAAACGTCTGTTTAATTACAAAAACACTCAATTTGATGATGAATTAAAAAATGTACCACATAATTTTGCAGTAAAGCATGACGAAGAAGCGAAAACTTCTGAACTCACAATTTACGGTGTTATTGGCGAGTCATGGTGGAATGAGAAATGGACTTCTGCTATTGACGTAGATAATGCATTGAAAGAAGCTGGTACAAACAATCTGGTTATTCGTTTAAATTCTCCAGGCGGTAGCGCATTTGATGGTATTGCAATTTATAATCGTCTAATGAACTACAAAAATGAAACCGGTGCTAAAATCACAATTCATGTTGATGGTTGGGCATGTTCAGCGGCATCAGTAATCGCTATGGCAGCAGATGAGTTAATTATGGGCCTTGGTGCTATGATTATGATTCATGAGGCTTCTAGTGGTGTTTGGGGTGCTAAAGGCGATTTCCGAAGTGAAGCTGATTTATTAGAAGAGCTTGAAGAAGGCATCATTGATATTTACATGACAAAAGCAACTGTAGAGCGAAAAGAAGTTCGCAAAAAGGTAGATGCTGAAACATGGTTTGGCGCGTCTAAAGCTATTGAAATCGGCTTTGCTACTTCTGCTACCTCAACAACTGTGGAGGACAACTCAAAAGAGGAGTTATCGAATTTAAAAGCGCAGAATGCTAACTTGCAAAATGAAATTAAACAATTAAAAAATCAACAAAAACAGGAACCAACGCCAGAGCCGGTACAACCGACTAACAAGCGTAAAGGGTTCCTTTTTTAATACAAAAATTTGGAGGTAATCATAAATGGTTATTAAATTAAACAATCACACTGAAACTTATGAGGAAGCGAAATTAAATTATGCTGCTGTTGTGAAAAATGAAGAATCAACACCAGAGCAAGTTGAAGCTGCTTGGGTGAATATGCAAGATGCATTAGTGAATTCTTTAACGACTCAAATTACAAACGAAGTGGCTAGCAACACGATGGATCAAGTGATTCTATCAAATCGTGGAGCAGATGTAATGACTGCAGAAGAAACAAAATTCTTCAATGTTGTTGTATCCGACGGTTTCCAAGATGAAATTGTTCTCCCATATACGATTGAAGAACGTATTTACGATGACCTAACTAGCGATCATCCACTGCTATCTGTAATCAACTTCCGCGACTTAGGAACGATTACATTAACGGCAATTACATCCGAATACGAAGGCGCAGCTGTATGGGGACCTATTTTTGGAGACATCAAAGGTCAATTGAACGCTGCATTTAAGCAAGAAAAAATCGCACAATCTAAATTAACAGCGTTTGTTGTATTGCCAAAAGACCTTGCGAAATTCGGTCCTAAATGGGTTGCAGCATATGTACAAACGCAAATCACAGAAACGTATGCAGTAGCATTGGAAAATGCGATTATCAACGGTGCTGGTCCTACAAAAGAAGAACCGATTGGTTTAATACGTGATTTAGCAGCAGCAGTAGATCCTACAAACGGACATGCTAAAAAAGCGGCAGTAGGGGCTTTGACATTAGCTGATCCAAAAACAATCATCAAAGAATTTTCAGGAATCGGTAAAGAATTATCAGAGAAAGAAAATGGTAAGCCTTTAAATGTTAGTGGAAAGGTTGCACTAGTGATTAACCCTGCTGATGCATGGGATTTAAAAGGTGACTTCACTATTCAGAACTCACTAGGTGATTATATTACTAAATTACCGTTTAACTTCACGCTTATCGAATCTGAATTTGTAACAAAAGGTGAGTTAATTGCGTTCGTGAAAGATCGTTACGATGCATACCGTGGTGGTGGAATTGAGGTAACAGAATACAAAGAAACGTTAGCTATGGAAGATTGCAATTTACACATCGCTAAAACATTCGCCTTTGGTAAGCCACGTGATAACAAAGTAGCAGCGATTTACACATTACCGGTAACTCCTTAATTTTAAGGGGTTTCCACTTATAGGAGGGATAACAGTGTATAAAGTAGTTCGAGATTTCAAGGATAAGGATGGTCGATTTTATCGAGAGGGTGACGTTTTCCCTGCATCTGACGCGGGAAAACAAACAGCTGCACGCCTTAAAGTATTGTCATCCACAAATAATTCGTATGGGCAGGTTTTTATTAAGAAAAACGAAGCACCCAAAGAAAAGTAGGTGAGTTAAATGCATGAAATCACACCAGAACTTTTATCTGAATTTAAAGAGCGTATGAAGCTTGGTGATGATGAGGATGACAATTTAACTCGTATCTTAAAAGCGTCTAACGATGATTTACAGCGCATTTGTGGTGACTATGATATAAACACTCACGAAGTCTTTAAAGAGCTTGTATTCGAGCGTTCTCGCTATGTTTATAACGATGCACTTGAATACTTCCACACTAATTTTCTGACGCAGCTTAACAATTTAAATATTGCTAAAGCACTCGAAAGTAGTGAAGTAGATGAAACAGTTTAGATACAACGAAAACAACCACAGCGGCTTGTATCGTCATCGTATTTTAATTCGTAAACGCACTTTAACCACAGATGAATTAATGCAGGAAATCGAAACGTTTGAGGACTATGGACGCTATTGGGCAATGATTAAGACGCTAAAAGGTAGCGAAATAATGGGGGCCGGAAGAGAGCAAACAAAAGTCGAGAAACGTTATGTATTAAAGTATGCAAAATCACTAGATGATTTTATTGATAGTGAGCATACCACCTTTGAAGTGGTCCAAAAGGGCGTTGTATATGATGTTAAAAACGCCACTAATGATGATGATATGAATATTACCGTCACAATTGTTGTAGAAGGGCGGTCATGATATGGCAACAAATATAAATAACATTGCTGCTGAAATTAATCGTACTTTAAGAAACTACGCTCATGGTGTTGGTGAAGATATAGAAAAGGTTGCTGAGAAAGTAGCTAAAGAAGGTGCCCAGCAACTCAAAATCAGAAGTCCGAAAAGTCCTGGCGGTGGTGATTATGCTAAAGGTTGGCGTGCGAAAAAAGTGGGTAAACAATGGGTCGTCCACAATGTTAAATATCAGCTTACTCATTTACTTGAAAAAGGACATGCGAAGGTAAATGGTGGTCGAGTTGACCCAAGGGTTCACATAGCACCTGTTGAAGATGAAATGATTGATGAATTTATACAAGGTGTTGAGGAGGCGATCAGAGGATGACGTTACCTGAACTAGCTCAAAAGTTAAATGCGCTTGGTTATCCAGTAGCTTATTCACACTTTAAATCAGCGCAAGTGCCTCCATTCATCTGCTACTTAGTTGTGGATGGCGACACATTCAGTGCTGACGATACTGTTTTATTAGAATCTATCTATGTTGACATTGAATTGTATACAGTCAATAAAGATTTGATAGCAGAGAAAAAAATTAAAGACATGTTAAAAGAAAACAAACTCTCTTGGCTCTACGATGAAATATTCATCAGAGACGAGGGAGTTTTTAAATGCACATTTTCAATACAACTATTCAATTAGGAGGTCATTTAAATGGCAGAAAATAAAGTACAATTTGGTATCAAAAACGTTCACTATGCAGTTGCTACAGAGGGCGCAGATGGCACAGTAACTTATGGCACACCAGTACCATTTCCAGGTGCAACGGCATTAAATTTAGATCCGAAGGGTGAGCAATCAGATTTTTATGCAGATGATCGTGTTTACTATACGTCTTCAACAAACTCTGGTTATGAAGGAACGCTTACAGTGGCTGCATTGCTTCAACAATTCCGTGTAGATGTTCTTGGTGATGAATTAAGTACTGATGGAGTATTAACAGAAAATGCGGATGCGAAACCAAAGAAAATCGCATTACTATTTGAATTTGATGGTGATGTAAAAGCTACACGACATGCATTATATAACGTTACTGTTTCGCGTCCTGGTATGTCTGGTGAAACGAAAACTGAAACGACTGAACCAGGTACACAGGAATTATCATTTGTAGCTGCTCCAACTGCCAAAGGGATTGTTAAACGATCTACTACTGGTGAAACAGAAGCAGCAATTTATGATGGTTGGTACACTAAAGTATTTGAACCAACAGTAGTGCCAACACCTTAATAAACGAACTGTGGAGGGCAAATAGATGGAAATTACATTAACTATCGATGGTAAAGAAATACCTTTTAAATCAAATGGAGCAGTTGCAAAACGTTATATGATGCAATTCCAACGCGATATGCTAAAAGATATTTTAAGTATGGGCGTTACAGAGAAAAAGTTCGATGACATGTCAGAAAGTGAAAAAGTTGTTTGGATGCGAGATAACATCGATTTCAACATGTTTTATGATATTGCATGGGTATTCGCAAAAACAGCAAACAATACAATTTCGGATCCACTGTCTTGGCTAGAAACATTTGACGAGTTCCCGATCCTTGAAATTATTGAACCATTACAAGGTTTACTTGAAAAAACGATAGGTTCTAAAAAAAAGTAACTAATAACGGTGCTAATAGTCCATCTGGTGAAATTAGCACCGAACAATTTTTAGTTTTATGTAAAGAATGTGGTCTAACACATGATGATCTTGAAACAATGACATTCGGTATGTGCTTAGATTACATTGACGCATATTTAGAAACTAAAAATCCAAATAAAGAAAAGAAGAAAGTCCGTCAAGCTTCTCAAGCAGATTTCGATATGTTTTAACACTTGCCTTTTGGCAGGTGTTTTTTATTTGTTCAAAAGGTAGGTGAGGGTAATGGCAAACGGGCGTATTAAAGGGATTACAATCGAATTAAATGGTGATACGACAGGCCTAACAGATGCGTTAAAGGATGTAAATAAAGAAAGTGGCAAAGTTACTAGCGAATTAAGAGAAGTTGAACGAGCTTTAAAATTTGATCCAGGTAATACCGAATTGATTGCTCAAAAACAGCAGCTTTTAGCAGAACAAATACAAAACACTAGTCAAAAATTAGATATGCTAAGAACTGCTCAATCACAGGTTGAAGCACAATTCCAACGTGGTGATATTGGAGCCGAGCAGTACAGAGCATTTCAACGAGAACTAGCGACTACTGAAGCACAGTTACAACAGTACAATGCTCAAATGGCTAGTACAGCAAATGAGCAGGACCGTTTAGCACGTACAACAGGTGAATTATCAGCGTTTTTCGAGGCTACTGGTACCGATGTCAATCAATTCTCTGATCTGTTAGGTACACGTTTAACAAATGCAATTCGTGATGGTTCGGCCACAACTGACCAGATGAATCGTGCTTTGCGTTTAATGGGTCAACATGCTTTAGGTGCTGGTGTTGATATTGATCAAATGCGTGAAGCGCTACGTAGAGCAGCTCAAGGTGCAGATTTAAGCGAAGTCCGACAAGACCTAGCAAGAATCACTCAAGAAGCTAATCAAGCGGAGGAAGCTGTTAATGGATTTGGGCAAGAATTATCGGGTGTCGTTGCAGGGTTAGCAGCTGGCGGTGGTATTGCAGGGGTTGTACAACAAGCTTTAGATGTTTCTAGTTTAAATACTAAAATTGATATAGCTTTTGAAGTGCCAGAAGAGAGTAAAGAATCGGTTTTTAATGCCATTAAACAAATAGAAGCATATGGTGTGGACGGTCAAGAGGCATTAGAAGGCGTTCGTAGACAATGGGCGCTAAATAAGGATGCAAGTGACGAAACTAATAGATCGATCGCTGAAGGCGCAGCAGTAGTTGCTAAATCTTATGAAGGAATTGATTTCATTGAACTCATTCAAGAAATTAATGAGATTGGCGCTTCATTACAAATTTCAAATAATGAAGCTTTAGCCTTAACAAACGCATTACTTAAAGCAGGGTTTCCCCCAGAACAATTGGATACAATCGCTGAATATGGTTTACAAATGAAACAGATTGGCTTTTCTACAGCCGAAATTCAAGCAATCTTCGAAAAAGGTGTAGATTTAAAAACTTGGAATATTGATAACTTAAATGATGGTGTTAAAGAGGCGAACCTTCAAATGCGATCATTTGGAGAAGAAGTTCCTAAAGCATTATCTGATCTTTTGGCTAAAACAGATATATCAACAAAACAAATGCAGGAATGGGGAAAATCTGTTGTCGCAGGTGGTAAAGAAGGCGCACAAGCAATGGGTGAAGTTTCCGATTGGTTACAAACCGTTGAAGATGGGGCATTGCGAAATGCGTTAGCTGTTGCCGTTTTTGGGACAAAAGCTGAAGA